CACCACCCCATTGCGCAACATCCCATAATCCGGCATCCCATAAAGACGTGCCTGTTGTCTCCGCCGTCGTAGGCACATCGAACTTCCGTTCCTCTGTCTCGTAGTCATAAAAAAACTTAGATCGAAACGATACGTCACCCACAGACAAAAAATCCGCCCGTAGAAACTGGCCTATTTTAAATGTACTAGGAGAACCCGCGTCGCTGTAAGAGGTTAGTAGAGAGAAATCAATAGCAACGCCATTTTCATTTTTTGAAAGTAAATTAAACCCAGGACTTAAATCATATTCATAAATCGTTTCATTCTCCGCTCCTACCATAAACATCTTTGTTCCATCAAAATTAAATATTACGCTATGTGGCCAAGTATCTTCATTCCCTACAAATTTAAATGCCCCATTATAAGTCGCTGAAAATAAACTAAACCCAGGACTTAAATCATATTCATAAATCGTTTTACTATTCATTCCTACCATAAACATCTTTGTTCCATCAAGATTAAATATTAGTCCTGATGGCCAAGTATCTTCATCCCCCACAAATTTAAACACACCATTATAAGTCGCTGAAAATAAATTAAACCCAGGACTTAAATCATATTCATAAATCGTTTCATTCTCCGCTCCTACCATAAACATCTTTGTTCCATCAAAATTAAATATTACGCTATGTGGCCAAGTATCTTCATTCCCTACAAATTTAAACACACTATTATAAGTCGCTGAAAATAAATTAAACCCAGGACTTAAATCATATTCATAAATAATTTTACTATTCATTCCTAGTATAAACATCTTTGTTCCATCAAGATTAAATACTATACTATGTGGCAAAGTATCTTCATCCCCCACAAATTTAAACACACCATTATAAGTCGCTGAAAATAAATTAAACCCAGGACTTAAATCATATTCATAAATCGTTTTATTAGTCATTCCTAGTATAAACATCTTTGTTCCATCAAAATTAAATATTAATCCTGATGATACAGGATCTTCATTCCCTACAAATTTAAACACACCATTATAAGTCGTTAAAAGTAATTGATTATCTCGATTAACATCCATCACCATTACTTTATTATCTAAAGTACCAAAGTAAACTTTATTATTAACTTCTATTGCTACCGTCATCGGTACGCCGCGCCAAAGACCCCAACCTTCTACAGCTAAATTCATACTATATTGTATGTAGATACCCTCCAAATTTATAGGAGAGGTAATCAACAGCGTACCAATACTGGGTAAAAAGATAGGTTCCCAGCCTAGGAGATCGGTCGTCTCGATCAAATCTTTTCGTAATAAGCTCGCAATAGGGTAGGTTAAACTTGCACTGGCTAAATCTTTAACATCCGATCCTCGCAACAAATCACTCATTGAGATAAGACCGAAAGAAGAGAGTAAGTAGAGTTCCCCACTGTATTCACTAAAGAACCGAACTCCCTCAGGGATTTTACCGATAAAATATGTCCCGCGTACGGCCCAACCACCCGTAGCTAAAAATCCTGACCCTTCTAATGAAGAAGGATCAGATCCTTGATAGGGTACAACATCGCCTGTAGAACTCACTGCGACTAAATAATCATCAACCCCACGCCCCCCATCAATTGTCCAATTAACGAGGCCTAAGAGAAAGCCCCCATGGGGAAATTTAGGGCCAAAAAAGAATTCAGTCGCGGCACCTGTTTTCGCAGCAACCCCTAAATACCAAGCAAAAGTTTTATCTCGCTCAACAAACCATATTCGTTGTTTATGCACCGTAACAAAGGTTATTTCTGTAATGATGGGTCCTGTAATTCCTACCGGCACCGACCAAGTATCCATATTACCATCATATTCAAAGAGTCCATTTCGACTATCTGCATAAAATAATATTTGATCGCTGGCTTGGGTTAAATAATGTGCATAAACACCATGGCCTGCCGCCGTACTCGTATCAGTCGAAAACGCTATTTTAAGAACCGGCGTCTCCGCTTCCTCGGTGACATCCCAGATCCCCTCATTTGTTACTGCAAAAATCTTATCAACACCGTCTACGCCTTTAAACGGGATAAGGGTCTTAACGCCCTGCCCATTCGTTTCCTCTAAATTTATTTGCCATTCTCGATACCCATTACGAACCTTTAAACCAAACTCAGAGGGGACGAGATTAAAGGCATAGATACAATTCTCCGCCGCCATCGCCCCAATAGACGTTCGGGTATCAATTCCTTTATAGGGTGCGGGTAACCGAGAGGTTACGACAAGATTCCGCTGGCTTTGCGTAAAGCCCTGCGACGCTGGGCTTACACCAATCACAGACCATACCCCGTATCCGGTAAGTTACGATAGATATTAAGGTAGGGATACCCTCCCGTCTCACCCACGCTGAGTATGGGTCCTGACTGGTCCGTGCCAGTTAAAAAGGCAAACATTTGGTTGAAATCATTTTGAGGCTTCGTTGTATCAAACCCTTTGGCCTCTAAAAACTTCAATTTCAGCATACGCGACAATAACGTGCGGTCAAAAAGTGGACTATCCGTACCGGTTTCAATATCCGCCTTATGTGTCACATTATCTTGATCTAACACCCACGTTCTGCGCAGATATTCAAAATTAATATCTAACCCCACGGTAGGGGGTTGAGGGTATAAGCTGAATAAGCCTTCTCGTAGTCGAAAAGAAGCGTATATCGTAGAATTATTAAAGCTTCTACCGTTTAAATATGTCCACGCCTGCGCGCTTAAAGGGCCGGCTAGAGGTAGGTTATTCGATTGTTCCCAATGCGTTTGGGGGATCATATAATGGAAATCTGCGGGCAGATCATAGTCCCCTGAATCGGATTCTGCTGTGGTATTTTGGTATTCTTCCGTTAAGAATTCCCATGGAAAGGCAAGGGTTAACTCTTCTCCACAAGTTTGGAGAAGCGTTTTCATTTGAACGAAATGATCTTCTCCAGAATTAAAAGGATCGGTAACAGAAACAAGCCCTACCTCAACGGCTGCTTTATTCAGGATATTATTCGCCGTATCGATAGACTTTATGCTCATAACTTACTCAGGATTAGGGTTAATCTCAACAACCGATGACTCAGACGCGGCACTCGCCGCAAGCTCTTGTTTCGTTCTGCGTTTACGACGTTTAGGTTTATCCGCCGCTTGTAACGCCTCAATACTTTCCAACATTGACGCTATTTGCTCCGCTTGTGTAGCTAACTTAGCGTCCCGCTCGGACAATTCATCCTGCAACTTAGCTAAAATAGTGTCATCTTTCGTTGTCTCTAACCATTTCTTTGCTTTTTGCTTTAGTCCTTGCGCGCCATTAAGCCCTGCCATATTACTATCGTTTAAATTAGCCAATTGCTCTACGGTTTTTAGATTACGAAAAGCCAGCTCATCTGCTAAACTACGATTAATCATAGGCCATTCCGTCAATGGAGTCCCCTCAATAGGAAGCTCTATTCGTTGCTTAAACGCCGCATAGTGTCGTGGAAATCGTTGCTTATCTCGATCAGACGCAGGACGACTGATATTATCCCGACTCCCCGGCACTGTAATACTGATATACTCTTTTTCTTCAAAGATAGGCCGACTGTGCTGCAAAGATTTACGCGCATTCTTAACCGATTCAATAAAAAATTTAACTAATAAACTTTCATCCGCTTTATTTTGAGCATCTAATTCAAAATCATTATGATCGAAATCCGCAATGGGGGCCATACTACTCTCTCCTATTTTTAAGATAAAGGGGCTTTGCAGCCCCCGTTAACTACGCAACTTGTCCATTATCCATAAACGGCATCGTAAGCTCAAATTCTGCCAACCCATCACCAGGAGTATCAATAGCAGAAGCACCACGACACTGTTTAATACGCTCATCGCCTGATGCATTAAAATCATCTACCGTACCATCTAATCCAGTCGCATAAACAAAAGAATTATCCGCAAAACTAGCAGCAACTAGTCCAACACCTTTACCCATACACTGGTACCAACCAAAACTATCTGTACCCGTAGGCACCATAGCAATTGCGACTTGCCCAATATCCCCTTCTGCAAGTAAGGTCGTAGAGTAGTCATCCTCTTTATAAGAGACAAAAGACCCTAACAATGTGCCCGCAAAGCCTTTAAGATAAATAAAAGTAGAGACACCATAATCCGTCGCCTGAGCAACATCCACTGCTTTAATACAAAGACCTAACTGATGCTCTTGAGTCGACGACGACGTCTCAACATCTTGCCCACCAATCATACCGTTTATTACTTGATAATTACTCATCATATTCTCCGAATAAAATTAAAAATAAAGAAAACTCCGTTTCTATTAAGCGGGGACATTACCTGCCCAACGCCCTTGATACCGACGACCGCTCATGGTCATATTACCGGCCCAAGCGATGATTTGAACCTCAGCATCTTGGTTTGTTGCATAGCGACGATTAGGAAATAAAGCAACGATATTTCGGCTACTGTGTGGACGATAATGTATATAGTTCGTATTGAGGAAAAACGCTGTCGCCGTGGGCGCACCCGTTGCCAATGATCCAGAATAGATACCGCCATCGAGCACCACATCGGCCGCCATAAACTTAATATTACTAAACCCGGCATCCGCATCATTCGTATTAGTAAACCGTTGCTGATTCTGTAACGAGTTTACGTAGGCTGTCCAACCAACACCATCCGTCATAATAAGATCGGGATGGTCCATCCCGCGAACGAGTCTTGACCACAAAAGGGTCCAATCCTCTTGTAACGTCGTCGTATCAGGGCTAGTTTGTACTTGATTTTGCCAAAAAGGAAATTGTGAGCCGGTAATTCCACCATAGGTGCCTTGCGCAGGATCAAGAGGGACCGCTGCTTCGAGTCCATCGAGCTGCTTACCCCCATTCGCCATACCATCACTATAAAGCCCACCGACCAATAAATTACTCAGCGTGTCTTCTGCAACACGTAAACGTCCTTCGAGCATATTAATCATCTGCTCACGTCCTGCATTCTGTAATTGTTCTAACCCAGAAATAACCACCTGCACAGAGGCCATTTTAATATTAAATTCTGCTGCGCTGATAACATCACTAATACCTGTCGGTAACAAATCATACCCGGTATACCAGCCTGCATTGGAATTTTCAGCAAAAGACAGCTCTTGTAAGATTTTGTGACCCCCTGGGAACGTTCTAATATTCCCCTTTTTATCCATTTGCCTTAGAAAGGCGTTATTATTGGTCACATTATCCGCAATTTTCTTACTACGATTTTCAATTGACGTAGTAAGAATATCGGAAATATTTGGAAATGCCATAAGAATATCCTCTATCAATAAGTTAAAGTTATACACCGAATAGTCTGCCTAACACGGCGGGGACTTTAACGAATTAGGATATTTAGTACGCTATTATGCGGATACTTCCTAGTTCTTTACTATACGCTAGCATATAATCACGTAATGTACAATAAATTATACAGGATTACTGTGTCTGATCATCCCACGCCTGTACTATCTCCTCTCTTAGCGTCTTCTCCCCGCCACTCGCCACCGCGCCCGACCTCGAATTTAGACTACTCGCAGCATTACTCTTATTTTTAAAAGATTCTCCCGAATTTTTAAGCTTTTCATTTTCCGTCCGCTTATTCAGTATCGAAGAAATTTCAGGATGCATCGCACAAGCCTTATCATACGCCTCTTGGAACCCCACTTTACGATTCCGCTTACTGGCCATATCAATGAGATCGGCCATATCATTCCTCACAATGTCTAAGTACTCCGCCTTATCTGAAAAATCCTTTAATTCAGAATCAACGTCACTCTTAATCTTATCTTGAACAGCTTTTTGTGTCGTATTTTGATGGCTTACCATATCTTGGAAAGGTCTGAGCTTATCTTCTAACATTCTCTCCATTTGATTCATTTCAGTAGATTGTACGGGCTGTCCCGCTAACGCACTGTCCAGCATACTAATATCAACACCGTAATGATCAATAAGATTTGCCATTTTAGTAGCGACTTGTTGCGGGGTTCCAATACGTAGCTCTGCAACTGTCTGAAAAAGACCTGAAATAGCCTCCATAGGATCATTCGTGCCCTCCGCCGCCATGATAGACGCATAACTTTCTGTTAATTTATTAAGAGATTCATGCGTTTTACGATATTGAGCCGTATCCCGCATTGCCTCTGCCATATGCACTTCTCGCGCATGAATTTGCTGCTTAACTGAGGCAGGGACATCTTTCCACGCTTCACGCGATTCTAAATCATACGCTATCGGGGGCTTTATTTCTGAAACATCCTTTTTAGTCTTCTCCAGCTTAGGTAGTAAAGATTCCTTAGTATCTTTTTCACTAGTATCATTATTAACATCCCTTTTTCCCACCAACTTCCTTTCATCGTCTTTATCATCGTTCTTTGTGTCTTTAACATTGATAATCTCCTCATCTTTTTTACGTTCTTCCGTTTCTTTCAACTCACCAGACTTCGCTTCAATACTCTTTTCTTCCTCATCCCAAGCCTCCGCGACGATATCTTTTAATTCACTGCCTTTATCTTCCGTATCCTCTATAATCTCTGTATTTTGCGCTGCCTCTGCCATGTTTATACTCCTTGCTCTCGTAAAACGTTTTTAATAATGTCTATCCGCTCTTTTTTAGCCTGTTTTGTCCTACCTCGCAGAGTATCCTCTCTTTCTTTTACTTTTTTCCCCATAAAATCTTCTGGATAGTCCGCAGAATTCGTTACACCATATTTTTTCATATGCGCACGTAAAGTAGGACGACTCGTAATTATCGTTTTATCAATGGGTGATATGAAAGGTTCTATATCCGGTTGTATTAGAGGAGCCTTTGATTTAACGGGAATATACTTTTCTTTAGGCACCATTTCAAAAGTAACAGGATCTTGTACCCAAGATTGTCTACTCATTCTTATTCTCCAGACTCGATTTTTGTTTCGCTTTATCCACTTCAATGGCTAATGCTGAGGAAATAACATCTTTTTCGATCTCATTCGCAGAAGAGGACGCGGCTTGCTCCGCATTTATTCGACTCGTCAACAGCTCAGTTTTTATATCCGCTTGCATTTTAGCCGCTATTTCGAGTAGATCCGCCTTTAATTCTGCTTTAATCGTCGTCAAATCCGCTTCTAACTCTGCAGAGCGCTCAAAATTATCCGATTGTGCCTTAGACTGTATTTCCTCTACATTATTCTTATGTTTAAGTTGTTCTAAAGCCATCGCGGCTTGTTGTTTCATTTGCTCCAACTGCGCGGCCTGTTTAGCAAGATCTGGCTTATCCGCTGGATTCTTAGAGGCTTCTGTTGCCACTTGAATCGCCTTATCCAACACGCCTTCAATTTCACCTGCACCACGTTGTCCTGCAAGTCCCCATTGTAATAATTGTAATAAAAAAGGTGCTGTGCTAGGCTCTTCCTTTAACATTGGTGTAATGGCTTTAACATATGTACTCAATGTCTCAAGGTAACTGCTTCGCTCTCCCTGAACTTGCGCGTAATCAATCATCGCAATCGATTCCGGCCGAATAACAATATGTAACTTAGCTTCTTTAGGATTCTTTAATAACTTTATGGCTTCGGGAATGAGTTCTATGTCTTCTTTCATAAAAGAACTGGTATTGGCGATCTTTGCTATCGTATTTTCTTCATAATGAAGGCCAATAATCTCCGCTCTTATTTTCATAATATTACTAACAAATGTGGCAAACTCCTCTTGCAAAGATTGAAGACGGACACTTCCGAACATCACTTTCAACTGAGACTGGCCGACGCCTTCATATTGGCCACCAAGTTCTCCTCGCATGATATCGCTCATACCCGTCACTTGTTGTAATAGCCCGATAGTCTCATCCCGAATACCCCGCAGTTTCTCAAGAGTCTCAACAATATCTTTCATCGGTACCCAATCAATACTTCCCTTAATCCCCCCTTTCTCAGCAAATAATGCCCAATTATTCACCGGAAAGAGAAGATTATCCTTACCTTCTTGGAAAATACGCTTTAAATCGCTCGCCGCAGCATCATAGGCCCCCACAACCTTCACTGCGGAGGTAATAATACTAATTCGACTCTGTAAAATATCAATTTCGTTGTATAAATCTTGTGCTAAGTGAAAATCACTCGTAGGAATGTACAAACTTGTCGTAGGGTTCGCAATAAAGAAGGGCGGGCAGGGGAAAAAGCCGAAAAGTTTAAGAAAATCGTCTTTCGTTTCGATTATTCTATCATACCCTGGAGACAGCCAAATGACTTTTCGCTTAACTTTGTCCCATAATTCCCAAATAATCGCTTTATTCCAAGGACCGTCTGTATCCTCATCGTGCTGCTCTTCTTTATTACTCGAAACACTTTGACGTTGATATTGTAATTTATCCGCAATGTCCGCACCCCATTTTTCCTCAATCGCATCCTTATCCAAGTAACTTCGAAAGCCCAACCAAGGGAGATCATCAAAGGTTCTCCCCCAACCCCACGTGATATCTCGCCAATGATGATAAAATACGGGTGCCCCCTCTTCAATTAACGTATTATTATCATCATTGGCGAGATATCACGTGGGGTTGGGGGAGAACCTTTGATGATCTCCCTTGGTTGGGCTTTCGAAGTTACTTGGATAAGGATGCG